GTCGCATATAATATAAAAATAATCAAACAAAACAAAATATCAATATAAGAAAAGAAATTATAAATTCCGTGAGTTTTAATACATTTTTCGCGGTTTTTTGAGTTTTAAATTTGAATTGGCTACATTATAGGCTACATATTTATTAATTTTTTCTCGTGCTACGCTCCCATACGGGAGCGACTTACACGAGCAATCAATCGAGTTTATGTATGACATAATGCACGCGTCCGATAAGCTCAAGTTTGTCTGCGGGAGCTTCAAACGATCCGTATTTTGGATTGTCGCTTCGGATAATGCACGTTCCGCGCGCCGCCTGCACACGTTTAACATACCCGCACCCGTTTAATCGGATCGCATACAGCCCCTCTGTTCCGTCCCACCCGCAACTATCGCAAACAACCATATCGCCGGATCGCAGCGTCGGCTCCATACTATCCCCCCGCACGTGCAGAGCTGCAAGCTGTTCGCCGTAACGGGATAATTCTTTCGGTACAGGAAAATATCCGGTTACAACGTCGGTTGACGGCAAGTCTACGCCGTTACCCGCAGATAATTCTTGATCGAGTATCGGCACGACAAACGCATTTGTCGGTATATCGCGTGTAATACCGTCAAAATTATTAATTAATAAATCGCTCGGTGATATTCCGAAGACTTTCCCGATTTTTACGATTTCCTCTGCATCAGGAATTGTATTACGCAGGATTTGTTTTTCAATCGCGTGCGCACTTTTCCCGATTTTGATTGACAGCTCTTTCTGGGTTATACCATGCTGTTTGCACAATTTTTTTATCCCCTCCCAAAAAATAGCTATGTCCATACTGCCATTTTAGCATATATGAAGAAAAAAGCAATAAAAATAAAAAAAATGTAAAATATTTACTGAAAATTACTTGACAAATAGGACGTTTGTATGTAATATACATAAAAACAAGACAAAAAGGATAAAAGACAATTACGTTACGTCATCTTGCGTAGTTGCCTTTGGCAACGGACGGGGACAAGGAGAACGTCCAACTGGCGCATAAAGCGAGATGACGGCTTTGTGCGCCTTTTTTTTAGGGGTGCAAAATGGAAAACGTAAGGGAATACGAGCGACCGGTCGGGATGGCGGAAGCTGCGGAGTATCTGGGGGTATCGCGAGGGACGTTGTATGCGTGGGTGTCTGCGGGGCGTATAAAAGCGCATAAGCTCGCGCCGATTGAAAAATCGGGACGCGGAGCAGCCAGCCGGTTTTACCTCTCCGAATTGGAAAAATGGGTCAAGGAGCAATAAATGACGAGATACGAACAAATTATCGCCAAGATTGCCGAAGAGACGGAGAAAGCGGAAAAATCAAAAATACTCGGCGATGCGGAGATGGAGATGTTCCATCGAAATGCGGCAAAAGGTTTTCAGCGGCGCCTGCGTATGCTCTCGCTCGACGAAGCGGCGGAGCTTGTATGAACGCGTTGCGCGATGTGCCGGAGAGCGAAGTTGTCCGCGAAGTGAAAGAGGTGATCCGCATCACCGGACTGAAGCTCCAGCGGATAAACACGGGGAGCTTTGCAATCGGCGAGGGGCGCGCGAAACGGTTTGTTAAGACGGCCGAAGCGGGAACACTCGATTTTGAGGGCTATGACAATTTCGGGCGTTTTTTGGCAATCGAGTGCAAGCGACCCGTCGGCGGCAGGTTGTCTGACGCACAGGCGGCGCGGATCGGCGACATAAACCGCAAGGGCGGCGTTGCGTTTGTGGTAATAAGCGGAAACGAGGCATTAGAAAAACTGCGAGAAGCAGGATGTATATAAGTCGGCGCAACACAGATATAAAGCGGGTGCAAGCCCCGCACGCCTGAATAACGCAAGCGGCCGCGCGCGTTTAATAATTTTTAAGAGGTGCAAGAATGAATGAAATTATTAAAAAAGAAGCTACGGAGATAATCACTCCCGTAGACGAAAAAACAATCATGGAATATCTCGATACAACCGGATTGACAAAATCGCTCTTGCCGAAAGAAAAGGCGATGTTTGTCAACATGGCGCGGCTGTACGGATTAAATCCGTTCAAGCGCGAAATTTACTGCACGGTATACGGCGAGGGGCAATATCGGCAATGCTCCATTGTTACCGGCTACGAGGTATATCTCAAACGCGCCGAACGGATCGGGAAGCTCGATGGTTGGCAGGCGCAAATAACGGGCAGTTTGCAAGACGGGACGCTTGCCGCGACGGTTACGATCTGGCGTAAGGACTGGACGCATCCGTTTACACATACGGCGTTTTATACCGAGTGCGTGCAGACGAGTAAAAAGACGGGCGAGCCGAATGCGATCTGGCGTAAAATGCCGAGCTTTATGGTGCGCAAGGTCGCAATCGCGCAGGCGTTTCGTTTGTGTTTTAGCGACGAATTCGGCGGTATGCCGTACACCAATGACGAAATGGGCGTAGACGCGCCAAAAGAACGCGACATCACACACGAAGCGACAGCGACGATTGCCGATGAAGCGGAAGCGCCGAGTGCGGAAGTAAAAAACGAACCGAAACCGGCGGACGTCGTGCAACAGCTTGAAACGCTTTTGATGAAATACGAAAGCCAATTAAGCGGAAAGCCGTACGAACTCGCCGAAGAAGCGCTCCGCACGGGAAGCGACGCGGAAGTCATTGCGATGTATGAGCGCGTCGTCTCGTATCTCAAACGAAAAGGAATACAGGTAGGTAAATAATATGGCAGAAAAAAAACAAACGGAAACAAATGCGTTGCAGTTGGTCGTAACGAAAAATATCACGGGCGTACTCGAAACAAATATTGCGGGGCTTGAATTGTATGTCGATGAGAAGCTCAAAAGCTATACGCCCGAAACGTATCTCGGAGACGCGGACGCGGCAAAAAAAGACCGCGCGGAATTAAACAACGCGCAAAAACTCTTGTCGCAATCACGCATCCAGCTGATGAAAGAGCTTATGAAACCCTATGCCGATTTTGAAGCACGGTGCAAAACACTTGAAAAGAAAATCGGTGAAGCAAGCGGGAAGCTCGACGAAATCGTCAAGGCGAAAGAGGCCGAAGAAAAACGTGCGAAAGAAGTGCGCGTCAATGAACTTTGGCTTTCGAAAAACTTTGATGTCGTTCCGCTCGAAAAAATTTTTAATCCGAAGTGGCTGAATAAAACGGCAAAAGAAAGCGACATCAGCGCGGAGATGGACGCGATTATTAAACGAATTTATTCGGAACTTAAAATTATCGAAAAGTACGGCGATGACGCCGAGACACTCAAGGCGCATTATCTCATTTGTTTGAACATCTCCGACACAATGGACTACGGCGAAGAACTCGCGAAACAACGGGAAGCCGTCGCAAAGGAAAAAGCCGAACGAGAGGCGCGGGAGCACGGAGAACAAATCGAAAAGCAACGCGCGGAAGTGCGGGAAGAAAACGCGCGGAAAATACAAGACGCGCCGATCGACAGACTCGCGCAAGCGGCACTTGGCATTGAAAAAGCGGCGGAAGAAAAATCGGTTGAATACGTTGTAACAATCCGCATAAAGCCGTCGGAAGTCAACGAGGTAAAATCGCTCCTTACATCGAACGGTATCGAGTATGTTGGTTTTGAGAGGTTGGATTTTTGAGCGAGGCAGGTATGACAGCGGTTATCGCAATCCCCGCGTATGAGACAGCGGCGGCGAAGCCGAAAATCTTTCCGTCGGTGCTGAAATGCGCCGAGTGGTTTTCGACGACATCGGGCAGGATAAAAACGCACATAAAAAACGGAAAAGAGTACGCGGGATATTTTTTCGATGTGGCAATCGAAAAGCAAGGGGGTAGAAATGACGGGTGAACTTGCAAAGAAAGACATCACAAGCATCTGCGAAGCGGTCGGCATAGTGATCGATCGGATGCCGGCGGGGAAACAGTTTTCGGGGTATGACTTAAAAAACGCCGTCGCGCGGATATATCCCGATTGCGTAAATTGCTACGTCGATACGGTGTTGCGTTGTGCGCGGCTTAAACGACGCGGGAGCTTTTTTGTCGTAAATCGGCACAAAAGTTTGTACCAAAAACGGGGGTAAATTATGACGGACATTAATCACGTGCTTGTAATCGGGAGATTAACAAGAGACTTCGGCGCTGACCCGCGAACGTTTTTTTATACGACGGGCGGGACGGCGTGCGCAAAGGTGAGCATCGCCGTAAACCGAAGCGTAAAACAATCGGACGGGCAATGGACGGACGAAGTGAGTTTTTTTGACGTTACGATCTGGGGTAAAACTGCGGAGAATCTGAAACCGTATCTTGTCAAGGGGAAGCAGATCGCCGTCGACGGCTATCTGAAACAGGATCGCTGGCAAAAGGACGGACAGAATTTCAGCAAAGTGAACATCGTTGCGAATTCGGTGCAGTTGCTCGGCGGCGGGACATCCGCGCCCGAAAGTGCGCCCGCGCCGCAAAATTACGGACGCGTACAGGAAACGTATCGCGACAACCCGTCGCAGGTGCCGCCGCGAATGCAGGGGAACTATATGCAACCGCAACAGCCGGCGTATCAAACGACTGCCCCGCAACAGCAATTCGGCGGGGGCGATGATTTTCCCGAAGATTTGCCGTTTTAAGAGGCGCGGCGATGGTAACGGTTATTTTGCATCGAGAATACGTCAAGGGACATATCGCGTTTGCAGTGCCAGCAGACACGGCGATCCGCGAGGCGATAAAGCGCGAACTCGTAAAGTGCCGCGACAAACACAACGATTATGTCCTCGTTACCATCGCGTAGCCTAAGCGCCCGCGTACAACGGGCGACGGATCGCAAAATCATCACCTCAATGGCCATATCATGCAGATATGCAACGTAACGGGCAACGATTACGAAGCGGTAAAAAACGCCGTGAAAATGATTGCAGTTGAACAGATGGGCTATCCGTATACGGATTTTCACGGCGTCATAACTCCGAAGCCGGAGAGCGAAAGCAGTACCGATGAGTGTGCGAAACTCATCGAAGCCGCGCACATACTCGCGGCGGATTTGGGAATAATTTTGAAAGAGGAATGAAAATGAAATTAAAATCAAAGTTTAGCGAACCTTGTGTAGCGAGTTGCCCTTGCCATAAAACAGTGACACATAACGCTTGCTTAGAGTGTTTGGCTCTAAGAAACTCACCATATCATAAAGGCGAGTTTGAAAATAAATCTGATGAAGATATTGAAAAGATGCAGGCCGAAATCGAGGCGGAATTGGGATGGTGAAAGAGCGAGAATAGGAAAAAGATATGGAGCGCATAAAACTATTTAACGACCATTTTCAGAATTATAAAGTCTACGGAATCCCGAAAGCGCAGTTAATCATCGCCGACATCCCGTACAACATCGGAAACAACGCATACGGAAGCAATCCGAAATGGTACATAGACGGCGACAATAAAAACGGCGAATCGGAGCTTGCGGGTAAACAGTTTTTCGATACCGACAAAGATTTTCGCCCGCCGGAGTTTATGCACTTTTGTAACAGGATGTTAATTAAAGAGCCGAAAGAGCGCGGAAAAGCTCCGTGCATGATTGTGTTTTGTGCGTTTGAACAGCAATTCCAGCTTATCGAACTTGCGAAAGAATACGGGCTTAATAATTATATCAATCTTGTTTTTCGGAAAAACTTTTCTGCGCAAGTCTTAAAGGCGAATATGCGGATAGTCGGAAATTGTGAATATGCGGTTTTGTTTTATCGTGAAAAATTGCCAAAGTTTAATAACAATGGCAAGATGATTTTTAATTGTCTCGATTGGGAGCGGGACAACGTAACGCCTAAAGTACACCCGACGCAAAAGCCTATCGGAGTGATTGAAAATCTTATCCGTATATTTACCGACGAGGACGATGTCGTAATCGATCCGGTTGCCGGAAGCGGTGTAACACTTTTAGCGGCTAAAAATCTCGGACGACGGGCATACGGGTTTGAGATAAAGAAAGATTTTTACAAAGTCGCGAATGAAAAGATTTTGACGTCGACGAAACCGTATTTATTTTGTTAAAGGTGGGCACAATGACAAAAACTAATCCGATAATCGTCGCTTCGTTTGAGGAAACAGTCCAGAACGGTGAATACGACTGGAAAGACGTATTGCTCACAAAGGTATGCGACGAAAATACGACAATCGGCGAACTTGTCGAATGGGCAGGGCGAAATCTCGATCGGGATTATTTTGAAATAAGGCTCACGCGGGGTGACAGATGATAAACGAAACACACAACATTGATTGTATGGAGTATATGATGAATTGCCCCGATAAGTTTTTTGATTTGGCTATAGTTGATCCGCCATACGGAATTGGTGAAGATTGGAAAAAAAGAAACAAGGGTGCCGTTTTTAAACAAACGTCATACAAAAATGATGCTATCCCAAACGCTGAATATTTTAAAGAGCTTAAACGTGTTTCAAAAAATCAAATTATTTTTGGGTACAATTATTATACGCGATATCTCGGTAGTACAAATTATTTGATTGTCTGGGACAAACAATCGGCAAATAATCAAGTTGTGCGTTATTCGAAATGCGAAATAGCTTATTCCAGCATTAAAATTCCATGCAATATTGTATCAATCGCTTGGGACGGATACAGGATGGGCACAGAAACAGGACAAAAGAAAATTCACCCGCATCAAAAACCTGTAGCATTGTATAAATGGATTTTGAAAAATTACGCAAAAAAAGGCGACAAAATTTTAGACACTCATCTTGGTAGCGGCTCCAGTCGTATAGCCGCTTATGATATGGGTTTTGATTTTGTCGGATGCGAGATAGACAATTATTATTTTGATGCGCAGGAGAAACGGTACAAAGACCATATAGCGCAACACAATTTATTTGAATTTGTAGGGGGCGTATGCGTATGACGGAACAGCAAATGCAACAGCGCCGATATGCGCTCGCAATAAGCGGCGGGGTGTGCGAAGTATGCGGCTCACCGCTCGGAGCGAGAGCGCAAGGCGCGCACCGTATCGGAAATACGAAAGTAAACCGCGCGAAATACGGCGATTTTGTTATCGATCACCGATACAACATCGGGATGACGTGCAGTCTAAAATGCAACGCGGCGCTTGATATAAGCCGCGATGACGGAGCGTGTATCGCGCTCTGTAAAAAGATATACGATACGGAATTATTAAAATACGGGGGTAAATGAATGACGGGTAGTTTTAGATTTTATGATTTTTTTGCCGAAGCCATGAGTGAACTCGACGATAAACAGTACGGGGCGCTCATGCGAGCGATAAACGAGTATGTATTTATGGGTAAATTACCAAAATTGCAAGGCGTACCGAAAATGATTTTTACGCTCATTAAACCGTATTTAGATAACAACGGCGATAGTTGGTTATAAGTGAGGGATAAAATGGCGGAAAGTTTTGTTTTTTACGGGACATGGGAAGAACAGTTAGAATGCCTCGATCCGGCTATAAGGGGGCAATTTTTAGAAGCAATTATAAACTACGGACTGCGCGAAGAAGAACCGGATTTTACGGGGCTGGCACGGGCGTTGTGGGTCGGAATTAAAAACGACATGGACAACGCAAAAGCCCGCAGAATAAAAAATATGGAAAACGGCAAACGAGGCGGTATCCAAAAAGCGCTAAACGCCGGTACAAAAAAAGAACAAAGCTCTAGCAATAAAGAGCAAGAGCAAGCCGACGACGCGCAGGTAAAAGAACCTCTAGCCAGTCCTAGCGAGTGTCTAGCCACGCCTAGCGACCGCCTAGCCAGTCCTAGCCAGTCCTACCTTGATGTAGATGTAGATGTAGATGTTGATGGAAATGTAGATGTAGATGCAGATGTAAATTCACATAGCGGCACTATCGCGCCGCAAGCGCCCCCGAAACGGCGTTTTGTCAAGCCTACGGTCGACGAAATACGGGCATATTGCGCCGAACGTAAAAACAATATCGACCCTCAATATTTTTGGGATTATTACGAGGCACGCGGATGGAAAGCCGGTGGGCGAAGCGCAATGAAAGACTGGCGAGCGGCCGTCCGCACGTGGGAAAAAAATAATTTCCAGACATCACCGCCGAAAAATCATGGCATGGACGGCGATCAAAGCCAGCAATCAAAGGCGAGCGAGATCGTTAAAAACTGGAAAACGGGGGTATACGCATGAGCGATCTGAATACACAAATACGCTCGATCGGGTGCGCGATCGACACCGAAATCGCGCGGTTGCAAAAAATCCGCGACGACTTGCTCGCAGACCCCGAAGCGGCGAGCGAATGGGACAATCGGGCACGGGAAGCTGAACGGGAATACTACGCAGTGCTCGCCGAAAGCACGTATAAAAAAATCGTGCCGCCGAAGTTTTACGACATGCCGCGAGAACTGAATACGACCGGAAGCGAGGCACGGGCGAGGTTTTACCGCGACGCTCTAAATGCGTTTGAGCTTGTAAAAACGGGGAAGCCCGTGTCAATTTTAATGCTCGGCGAATCGGGGATCGGTAAATCATATTTTGCCTGTTGGATGATACACGAGCTTTTACGCACGCGGAAACGGAACCGCACGTATGATTTGCCGGCGTACTGGTCGGGCGATTACGTTACCGGCTCGACGCTCTCGGCGCGGTATAAAAACGCCGAATCGTTCGGATCGCACGAAACCCGCGACAGAATTTCCTACGAGCTGACCCTCGCGGATTTGCTTGTCGTCGATGAAATCGGGCGGAAAAAAACGCAGTGGGAGCAGGACGCGATTTTCGACATTGCCGACAGCAGGCAGAAAAGCACGGTATACATCAGCAATCTGTCTCTTGAGGATTTCGCGGGCTATGTCGGCTCGGCCGTAATCGACCGGCTCAATCCGACGAAAATTTTGATATCAACGGTGGGATGCGAGAGTTGGAGAGTGTAGCGGACGGGCAATTATTATTGCCGTTTGATTTTTACGAAGAGGAAAAGCGGGTCGATGTTACAAAAATACCGCACATTGCAGCCCCGCAAACCGACAACGAGCGTTTACTTGAGTATCAGTATCAATATAGGGTAAACGGCGATCAATCGGCGCTTAGTGCAATGTATACGTTGGGCATCGAGGTGTGCGAAAGAATCATCGCGCAAACATCGGCGCGTTACGAAAACGTTAAAGCGCTTCGCAGATATGAGCGGCACGAAAAAGCGATCGATGCGACGAATTACGTGATTGAAAAACTGATGCGGGAGCCGCAATGGTACATCGCGGATAATTTTGTCGCATATTTATATTTGCGGGTTTTACACGAGTTATTTTATTGCCGGAAGGTAGATAAAATAGTCAGTTTTGTGGATTTAGATGAGCTGAAGGGAATTATTTATGACGAATGACGATACAACGGCACGGGAGAAAATCATCGACATTACAGAGGCGATGCGCGATTTGCTCGTACACAAAAATGAAAAATACGGAAATTCGGCATTATCGCCGAAGCATATTTTTTACAAAGGCAATGCGGCGAATTCGATTTTAATTCGTCTTGACGATAAACTCGGCCGCATTAAGGCAAATACAGATGATACGCCGCGAGTAAACGATGTCGCGGACATAATCGGCTATTGCACCCTGCTGCTCATTAGTATGGGCGTAACACGGGCGGATATACAAAAACTTGAAGATTAAGGCGATCGACAGCATAGAGGTAAAACAAAAATGACTATATATGTATGGAGATAACCTGTAAAACAAACGATACTCTGCCCTTGTCGGCGTTGACCGAATTTCAAGGCGGGCTTAAAAAACGCACGGAAGATGATTATAGCAAAATCATAAAGAGTATAAATAAATACGGTTTTGCTTTCCCGTTTTTTGTCTGGCAGCACGACGGGATAAATCACGTACTCGACGGACACGGCAGGCTCGGCGCGTTGCAACGTATGACAGCCGCAGGTGAGAGCATACCAGATTTACCTGTAGTGTATGTAAACGCAAAAGACGAGGCAGGCGCGAAAAATCTATTGCTTCGGCTGAATTCCACTTATGGAGAGATGACAGCGGAAAGCGTAGTATCGTTTTTAGACGGAGTAGAAATTGACTTCGACGATATAAAACTTCCCGACGGAATACTTGATTTATCAGCAATGATAGACGATGAGGACACAAAAGACGATGATGAAGCGCCGCCCATAAATGAAGATGAGCCGGCACAAAGCAAGGCGGGCGAAGTATATGAGCTTGGGAAGCATCGTCTTATCTGCGGTGATAGTACAGATGCAAACACACTCGCGGATTTAATGGGTGACGCCAAAGCGGATTTAATATTGACTGACCCGCCATACAATGTGGACTACGCTGGTAAAACGCAAGAAAAATTAAAAATACACAATGATAGAAAAAATGATTTTGAAATGAAGCGGTTTTTAATTACCGCATTTCATACGATGTTTGACGCTACAAAGGCAGGGGCGGCTTATTACATTTTCTATGCACAGGTAAACAGCGATACATTTATAAATGCGCTCAAAGAAGCGGGATATAAACCGCACCAGTATTTAGTCTGGGTAAAAAATGTTTTTACGCTATCACATAATGATTACAAGTGGAAGCATGAGCCTATTATGTACGGCTGGAAAGACGGAGCAAGCCACAATTTTTATGGTGCATTAAACGACAGCACTGTATTTGACAAAAAGAAAGACATCGAAAAGATGAGTAAGGACGAGTTAAAAGCAGAATTAAAACGAATAGAAAACGCAACACCGCAGGATATAATTTATGAAAAAAAGCCGCCGAGAAATTCGGAACACCCGACAATGAAGCCTGTCGAGATTTTAGCGCGCCTCATAAAAAACAGCACGAAAAGCGATGATATAGTTTTAGACCCGTTCGGCGGAAGCGGCTCAACGCTGATAGCCGCAGAAAAAACAGGGCGTATTGCGCGCCTGTGTGAACTCGATCCGCGCTATTGCGATGTAATCAGAAAGCGCTGGACTAAATGGGCAAAAGAAAACGACTGCGCAGTCGGAACGGGTGGGCTTGAGTAAAAACAGAACGAGAAAACGAGAGTGGGAAAGGGATATACAAAAGCGCAGGTATTAAAAGCGATCTCAAATAGCGGCGGTGTAATGACAGTCGTTCAACAGCGGCTCGGCTGTAATTCGTGGGAAACTGCGCGAAAGTATGTCGATAAATGGGCAGAAACCCGCGAGACGTGGGAAACAGAAAAGAAGCATACCGACGACATGGCGCAGTCGGTAATTATTAAAGACATACAAAGCGGAAACGTTCAGACAGCAAAGTGGTGGCTGGAGCGCAGACGCCGCAGGGAATACGCGCTAGACCAGCGAGCGCTGGCAGGAACGCAGGAAAACGAAAACGACGAAGACGCCGAGTTGAGGATAATTATCGATGACGATACAAAGCAGTAATATTTTCGCGAAGGTGTATAACAAAGCGTTTCGCGCAATTCTCGCGCATGAAAAAGAGCGCTATACCTTTCCCGGCGGGCGCGCATCGTGTAAATCCTCGTTTATCAGCCTTGTGATTGTTATTTTAATTGTCATGTTCCCGTCGTACAACGCGCTTGTTATCCGCAAGACGGCGAAAACCTTACGCCGCTCGGTATTTGAGCAGATTGTCTGGGCAATACATAAACTCGGTTTACAGGGGCGGTTTAAAATCCCTGCGAGCAAGACGGCGGCGCTTCCAATAACATATATTCGCAAAAACGGGCGGACGCAGGAAATCATATTCGCAGGCTGCGACGACCCCGAAAAACTGAAATCGATTAAAGTTGCGAACGGCTATTTTGCTATTTTATGGATTGAGGAAAAAACGGAATTTACCGAAGCGGAGTTGCAGAATATCCGCATATCGGTTTTACGTGGCGGAGAAACGTTTTATATTTTTGAAAGCTATAACCCGCCGAGCGCAAAGCGGCACTGGTGCAATATCGAAGCGCGGACACGCGACGTGAACCGTATGGTTTTACATACGACGTATAAAGACGTGCCGCGCGAATGGCTCGGCGAAGCTATCCTGCACGACATCGAACACACGAAAAAAACGAATAAACGAGCGTATGAAAACATATATCTCGGCAAAGCGACCGGCACGGGGTTAAACGTGTTCGAGAACGTCGAGCTTCGCGAAATCACCGACGACGAAATAAAAGGCTTCGACGTGATAAAACGCGGCGTCGACTGGGGCTATTATCCCGATCCGTTTCAATACGTGGCAATGTCGTATCGCAACGAAACGCTTTATATTTTCGACGAACTACGCCTGTATAAGCATGGAAACATCGAGGCGTATCGCGCATTGAAAGACCACATGAATAAAGCCTACGTAAAACTCGGCGGGAAACTCGAAGACGGTGAAGACCGCATAACGACGGAGCGCATAACAGCCGACAGCGCCGAGCCGAAAAGCATCGCTGACTTTCGCGCGTTTGGAGCGGATATGCGGGGAGCAATAAAGGGGGTGGGAAGCCGCGACGCTGGTTTTAAGTGGCTACAGGGCTTGAAAAAGATTGTCATCGATCCAGACCGCTGCCCGCACGCGGCCGATGAGTTTACCCTTTACGAGTACGAACTCGATAAGCGCACTGGAGACGTTATGACAGGCTATCCCGACGGGCAAGCCGACCACACGATGGACGCGGTGCGCTATGCGATGGAAAGCACGTTCCGGCACGCGGGCGAATAAATGACTATATAAAGAGAGGCGAAGATGTTAGCGCAGATAAGGGGATTTTTTATGAACATATTAAACCTTTTCCGCTCGTACACAATCGAGCAGATAACGGGAATTGAAACAAATATCACGGGCGAAATGTACGAGCGCATATCACTCTGGGCGGATATGGTTGCGGGGCACGCGCCGTGGAACGATAAAGCGCCGCCGTGCGGGATTTTAGACCAGATCGCGGGCAGGTTGAACAACCTTGTAAGCCGCGAAATCGGGCTTGAGGTTGAAAACGACGCGATCGCCCAGCCGATGTATCACTTGAATGACAACGTTGATAAAGTCGTTGAGTACATCACCCTACTCGGCGGCTGTGTAATCCGCCCGATTTACAGCAATAATAAATTACAATACGAGGCAATCCCACTCGGGAACTACCTGCCTACCCGCTACGACTTCGACGGCACATTGACTGGCGCTTTAATTATGAAAAATATCATCGACGGAAACAAGAGGTATTTACTGACTGAAGAACATGATTTTGACGGCGCGCACCATACGGTGAAATGCACGCTCTACGCAAACGAGGGCGGCGCACTGAAACTCGTGCCGCTTTCCGCTTGTGCGCAGACGGCAAATATAACGCCGGTGTATACATGGCAGAACGTCGCGCAACCGATGATTATAGAATTCCGCAATCACGCGGTAAATAAAATCGACGGAAGCAACGTACCGTTTGCGCTTATTGCGGGCGTCGAAAATCTTATTAAAGACGCGGATGAACAGTACGAGCGCATGAACTGGGAGCAAAAAGCGGGCGAAGCGCGCGTTTGGGCTGACCGCGATATGTTTATGAAACGTACGATCCGCGACGGAAAGACACTCGGCGTCCAGATGACAAAAGAGCTCAACCGCCTTGTTACGATGATTGACGGGGATGGAAGCACAGACGGGAAAAAGATAATCGAGCATACGCCCGCGCTCCGTACCGACGCGCAAAACGCAATGCTCCAGCAGATTTTCCGCCGTATCGAATTAAGCTCGAATATCGGCAAAGGCACGATAAGCGACGCCGAAGCCGTGCAGCAGACGGCGACGCAGTACACCGGCGGCAGGCAGGAACTCTATGCAATCGTCGATCGTATCGAGGATGAAATCAAAGCCAAATACCAATTATGCGCGAACGTGTTCGCTTATATGGCGGCGGCATACGGAATCGGACAAAACGACGCGACGATTACCGTAACGTGGAACGACGATCAGACACGGAAAGATATGGGGCAAGCAAAATTGCTTGCAATAAACGAAATCAATGCGGGCGTAAAAAGCAAATGGGAGTACCGGCGCGACTTTTACGGTGAGGACGAAGCGACGGCAAAGGCGAATGTGCCTATTCCCGAAGCCGCGCCCGATCCGTTTAATTTTGGAGCATAGTATGAGCGGGAAAAACGATAAAAAAACAAGGCGTGAAGTAAGGCACGCGGTACGAAGCGCGAGCGGAAAACTGTTTGACGAAATCAAAGAGATAATAAACGCATATCCGCTTCGTACGCGTTTACGGTTTGCATGGCGTATCTTACGGGGCAAGTGGTAGATGCTCTCTCCCCGCTATCTTGAAGGTGCCGCCGACACGCTCGTCGATATTTACTCACAACTCGAAACAGACATCTTACGCGATATGGCGCGCCGTATTGCGAAGTTGGGTAAAGTTACCGACGCGACCGATTATCAATCGCGCATACTCGCCGAAGCTGGCGGATTAAAACAAAACATTGCAAAGATATTAAAAGGCTACGATAAAAAAATCATTAAAGCTGTGCAGGAAACGTATACCGAAGCGCTCAAAAAAAACACGGCAAACGACAACCGAATATTCAAGGCGGCGACGGGTCGAACGGTAAGCGATCAGAGCGCGCAACAGACGCTCGCGACCGTGCAAAACGCGCATAATAATTTATCGCGTCTGACACGCACAACAGCCGCGACAAGCCAACAGCAATTTGTACAACAGGCAAATCGCGTTTTTATGGAAGTACAATCGGGTGCGTTTGATTATGAGAGCGCGACAAGGCACGCTGTAAACGATATGGCCGCACGGGGAATAACAACCGTGCAGTATCAAAACGGAAAACCCGTAACGCGTACGATAGAAGCCGCCGTGCGAATGAATGTTTTAACCAGCATAAATAATACAGCGGCGACGGTAACGATGAGCAACTGCGAGGATTTAGGTTGCGATTTAGTCGAAGTGTCGGCGCATATCGGCGCGCGAAACCGCGACGGGCCGAACCCGTGGAGCAATCACGAGGCATGGCAAGGGAAGATATACAAGCTAAACGGAAGCACCGATAAATACCCGAACTTTTACGATACGTGCGGCTACGGGGAAGCGGATGGGATATGCGGTATAAACTGCCGACACTCGTTTTATCCGTATTTTGAGGGATCCGAAGCCCGTTACAGTGATAACGAACTCGACGACATGAAAGACAAGGACGTCGAGTATAACGGGCAGAGAATGAGCCAATACGAAGCGGAGCAACGTCAACGCGGAATCGAGCGCAATATCCGAAAGTATAAACGCCTTGCCGAATCCGAAAAAGCGGCGAACCTTGACAACACACGTGCGCGGCAGAAAATCGGCGAATGGCAGGCACGAGCGCGAGACTTTAGCAGGCAGACGGGATTAGAGCGCGAATATACACGCGAACACATCGGCACGAGTGGCGGGAAACAGCCGATGAAAACGACACCTAAAACGGAGCTTACGCGCGCACACGCGGAGAATATGTTTCCCGATGAAAAATGGAATGAACGGGGCAAAAATATATTTGTAGCTGAAAACAGGGAGAGCCTCGCAAAAAGAAATTCGACCGAAAAAGATAAGTTTGAAAGAGAACTTTCACAAGCAAAATTGTTACGAAATTCTGGTCATGTTGTGTATTTGCCGGCTGAAACAGGAAGCGGGAAACATTATGATTTTATTATGGACGGAGTACCTACAGAAGCAAAGCAAGTACAAGGTAACATAAATACTTTAGGGACGCAGTTTAAACGTGCTTTAAAACAGGGACATAATATATTTATCCAGACAAAAGACAAAACCGTAAAAGATATATATTCAAAATTTATAGGTGAAACAAATACCCTTATTAAAAATAAGACCGAATTGAATGCTGATACTGAAATCTATGTGTGGATTGATAATAAAATGTATACATGGAAATTAAAAGAATTTATCGATATTGCAAAGCGTATTCCATAAAAACAGAAACCGCCCTAGTTGGCGGCTTCTATTTAGCTGAACGTAGGTTATCCCTTGTTCAATTATAATATACGACCTTATTTATTATTTGTCAAGCGTGAAATTTCATCAAAAATCAGAAAACAAAAATGACTATATACATGAGGGATTATGACGGGGACACAGATTTTTTTAGGCATTGTAGGCTTCGTCGGCTTTTCCGGCATCGTCACCGTCGTAAAGGTGATTATCGATTATGCCAACGTACGGAGTACGCAAGTGCAGTACAGGAAAGAGCTCGACGAAATTCGGCAAGACATCAAAGACTTTCGCTTGTATCGGCTCGCGATGACGGAGACGATCGCGGAACTTACGACGTCAATAAAAATGATGAGTAATAATATCGACAAGCAGTTTGAAAAGCTCGAAAAGAAAATCGACGAAATGAGGAAACATCGATCATGAACATCACGGATATGCTTTTGACACCGAACGAGTACAGCCGCCCGAAAATCCCGATACGGCGCGTTATGGCGATCGTCATGCACTGGACGGCAAATCCGAAAGTATCGGCGCTTAATAATCGGAATTATTTCGAGAGTAAGAAAACGGGCATGGGCGGCTACGGCTCGGCACATTACATTATCGGGCTTGAGGGCGAGATTATCCGGTGCATACCCGAAAACGAAATCGCGTACCATTGCGGCTCGAATAAACTCGATCCCGTAAGCGGAAGAACGTACACCGACGAAGCACGAAAGCGTTTCGGACATTATGCGCTCCGTCCGGCCGTTACCTCGCCGAACTACGTAACGCTCGGCATCGAATTATGCCCAATAGACGAAGCGGGGCATTTTACCGACGCAACGATCGTTTCAGCAATCGAACTGTGCGGGGTATTAATAAAACGGTACAAACTCACGACGAACGACATCACGACGCATCACAATATTGTCGGCTGGAAAAACTGCCCGAAGCTCTGGACGGATCATCCCGATTTATTTGAAGCGTTTAAGGCGAGCGTCGCTGACTATATAGCAAGGGGGAATGTATGACAACACCGGCGGAAACGAAACCGAATAAATTAAAATCGGTGAAATTCTGGGTGACGATTTGGGCTGTAGGTATGGTGAGTTACATCGTTATCGGAAACCGAACGGAGTTTACGCTTATTGCGCAATGGCTCTGCGCTGTGCCGCTTGCGTATCTCGGCGTAAACGTATGGCAAAAGAAAATATATGAGGATAGCGCAAAATGACAGGAACGATTATCAGCACTGCAATCTCCGTTGTTATGGCGGTTTTTGCAGCGGGCGCATTTTACATTGCGCATATCGAACGGCGAGCGCGGAGAAAGGTAAATCGAGAGTACATGGAGATGGTAGAACATGAGAGGCAAATGGCAGGAAGCGTTACAGACGCAAACGCGAAAAAAGAGGAATTGCAAAGCGGCGATAATAGCGCTGATTTTGACGCCGGCATTGACGTGTTGCACGAGTACGCAGAAAAGAAGCGGTAGCGTCCCGTATGTTGTCGTACCCGACCCGATACAAAAGGACGGGACAAGCGCGGTTATTTTAGACGCGGAGACGGATACGGTGTCAATGCCGATGTGGTACTGGCGGAAAATCGTAAATTATATCATCGACACGCAGGCGGCGCTAAAAATCGCCGGAGCGGAAAAACAAAAATGACTATATATGTAGAGGTAATCATGAAAAATAAAATTATTGGAGTTGGGGGAATGTTGCTTTTTGCGGCGGCAATCGTAACCGCGAAATTTGTCAGTGTTCCGATTGCTACCGTGATCGAAATCGCTCTTGCGGCATTCGGTCTTACTGCGGTGATTATATCGGCGGTAAGAACAGCGAAAGGGAAAAACAAATTTTCGTGGAAAACGGTTGTCGTTATCGCGCTTGCGGTAATCAGCGGGGTTTTGTGTTGTATCGGCGGATTGTCGCAAAATATTTTTGAAACGGTTTCGAGCGCGATACTCGCAACACTGACGGTAATTTTCGGTATTTTATTTGATAAAAAACCGAATGTAGCAAACAGTAAAACTTAACGCGGCGGCAACGTTGTGTCGGCGGTCGTGCGCACTTGCACCCGTGCGGCCGTCGTTTTTTTGAAAATTAAAATGACTATATAAATGCGGAGCGCGACGCGTAAAACGGGCGCTACTCTATCGGCGGGCAACGCCGTTAAATATGCGTAAAGGGGAATATATGAAACGGGAATTTTTGGAAGGCTTAAAACTTGAGGCGGACGTGATTGATAAAATCATGGCGGAAAACGGCAAGGACGTAAACCGCGAAAAAGCGAAGTTTGCGGACTATGACGAGTTGAAAGCGCAGCTCGAAGCGGCGAACAAGACGCTTGACGGTTTTAAGGATTACACGGCGGTAAAAGCGGACGTCGAAAAATACAAGGCGGAAAGCGAGCGCATCAAAAAAGAGGCGGACGATAAAATCGCCGCACTTGAGCGAAGCTCGAAAGTCAAGGATTTTTTGAGCGGGAAAAAGTTTGTAAACGATCTGACGCGCGAAGCGCTCGCATCGGAGTTGTCGAAACAGCTTGAAAGCGATGTCGCGAAAGGAAAGTCGCTCGACGAACTTTTTGAGGCGTTGACGAAAGACAAAGAAAATATCTTCGCCGACGATAAAAAGCCTACGCCGCCGGTGGTCGCCCCTATGGGCGGCACGCCGAACGGCAAAGACGACGGCAGAGCGGCGGCACGTGCTGTCATGGGTTTACCGCCCGAAAAGTAATGCGCATATAACGCGCAAGGGAGATTTTTTATATGGCAAGGGCAAATACTATCGCTATTTTTAAGAAGAATATCGACCTTATCGATGAGGTGTATAAGGTCGAATCGAAGAGCGCGGTTTTGGAATCGAATGCGGCGCTTGTGAAAAACGGTGAGAACGCGGGAGAGTTTATCATTCCGAAAATCGACATGGACGGGCTCGGTGATTATTCGCGGAGCGACGGTTACAAAACCGGCAAGGTTGATTTGACGAATGAAACCGTAAAATGCGACTTCGATCGCGGCCGCGAGTTTACCGTTGACGCAATGGACAACGAGGAAACGGCAGGCGTCGCATTCGGTCGCCTTGCAAGCGAGTTTATGCGCACAAAGGTTGTGCCGGAGCTTGACGCGTTTCGTTTTGCAAAATACGCAGGAAAGGCCAGAAAGAAAGTCGCCGCAGCGCTTGCGGACGGTGGAGCTGTCATGGCGGCAATCGGAGCGGCTATCACGTATATGGACGACGCGGAAGTGCCGGAAGAAGGACGCTATTTGTTTATCACCCCCGCGCACCTGAACGCGATAAAGTCGCTCGACACGACAAAGAGCCGTGAACTGCTTGCAACGCTCGAAGGACGTATCGTGAAAATTCCGCAGGCACGTTTTTACTCGGCGATCGACCAACTCGACGGCGCGACAAGCGGCGAGGAAGCGGGCGGCTACAAAAAGAACACGACCGCGAAAGATTTGAACTTTATGATGGTTCATAAATCCGCGCTTATCCAGTTTTCGAAGCACACGGTAACGAAGATTTTTACGCCGGAAGAAAATCAAAAGTCCGACGGCTGGCTGTTCCACTACCGTTCATACGGCATCGCCGAAGTGCTTGAAAACAAGGTAAACGGAATTTACGTACATACGGCCGCGTAAACAACGCAGGGCGCGAAAACGCCCTGCATTTAGGGGGAAAATATGAGGACAATCGGGATTATCGAAGATGTAAACGCAAAACCGAAAGACGGTGAGAAGAAGCCCAAAAGCGGCGACGCAAAACCGAAAGACGGTGAGAAAGAGTAAAAGGGGCGCGTCGTGTTTGAGAACGTCACTTATACCTTTTATTCCGATACGCTCGGGCGATCCGACATGCCGACGGAAGCCGATTTTAATAAATATAAGCTCGAAAACTTGTTATTTGTTAAGCGGCTTTTAGGCGACGGTCTTATCGTCGAGCGCGAAGAGCGCGGGATTGACAGCGCCGTCTGTATGATGATTGAGGTCGATTACAAGGCGGCGCAAATTGCAACGGGCGAAGCGCTCCCTGCATCGTCGGAAAGTATCGGAAGTTTCAGCCATAGCGAAAACACGAAGGCATACGATACGCAAGTTGAATTAAACGCGAAAAGCGTTGAACAGCAAAAGTATCGCGTGCTTTCTCTGTTTTGCGATGTAACGGCAGGGCGAGCATGAGTAAACCTATCCCGTTAAAATTGCTCGTTCACACGGTAACGGTGCGGCGAAATCTGGGTATTGACGAGGACAGAAATGTCATCTGGTCTGAACCCGAGACAGTCGCCCCCGTGCGGTGCGAGCCGGTAAAAGCGGAAGTGCTTGCGGGAAACGGTGTGCAGCGCGACGATAAACTCACGTTGTTCGTCGATTGTACGCACTCGGCGTTCGTCCCCGAAAAAGGTATGCAGGTTGAATTTCTCGGCACGGCCTACACCGTGCGCGAGGCGACGCCCTATTTTGCGGACACGGCGAACGTACATCATTATGAGGCAGCACTCGTATGAGTAAAAAGGTGTTTGAACTTGCGGCAAAGCTCGATTTTGACACGGCGAAAATCATGCAAAAAATTAACAAAAACGCATCCGCCGCACAAAAACGACTTGACGCCGCAGTGCTTGCCGACAGTAACAAATATTGCCCTATGCAGACGGGAACGCTCCAAAAAAGCGCGATTATTGCTACCGTCATCGGAAGCGGCCGAATATCGTGGGTTACGCCTTACGCACGTAAGCAATACTACGAATATCCCTCAAAACGACACAACCGCAACCCGAACGCAACGGGCAAATGGTTTGAAACGGCAAAAGCACGGAGAATGAAAGAATGGGAGCGTATCGCAAATGAAGGGTATCGCGAAGCTGGTAAATAGCTATCTGAAAAAGAAACTCGACTTAACGATTTACAACGATGTATTTGCGGACGATAAGGCGGGAGCGACGGACATCATCTGCCGCTACGATCCGAGCGAAGCTGCCGAACGGCGGTTTATCGACGGGACGCGGCGCGTTGAAGAACAGCTCTCGTTTTATTGCCGAAGTCCGGACGCGACACAAGCGCGCGATACGCTCGATGATATTATTAAAACGCTTGACAATCATCATATTTTGCAAATTGACGACGACAGGCTGATTTGCCAGTGCGAAGCGGTAACGTTGCCGCAATTTGTGGATATGAGCGACAGCGGAAAAACGACGTACACGTGTACGGTAAAAATTATTTACAGGGAGTAAAATATGGCGGAAACATTGGAAGCTGGCGGCGAGCTTAAAAAATATCACGTCGCGTTATTTGTTACGGAAGCGGGAACCGGCGCGCCCACGTGGACGCAGGTGTGTAAATCGACCGATAATACCATCACGCTCAACGCGCAGACGGCCGAGCGCGATTTTATCGTCGATCATGCGCCGACGACCATCATCGAACGCTACTCGCCCTCGTTGAGCGAGCCGCTCACGCTCGTAAAAGGGGAAAGCGACTACGACTTTTTCTGGAAAAAGTTTTATGAGCTTCCCGTCGGCGCAAAGGCGAAAGGAAAAATGCTCATCGTTTTTTACAACGATGAGGAAAAAGCCGGCGGCAAGTCGAAGTTTAAATCGTGGTTGTGCAACGTGCTTTTCACGTTTGACAACCTCAATCCCGTTGATGGCACGCTTACCGTGAACACCAACATCAACGGCACGATCACCAAAGGCACCTGCGAAGTCGCAGGAAATGTGCCGACGTTCACCGCCGCAGCATGAGCCTTTTGACGAAGCTCAATCTGCCGGATAGCGTTTGTGTGTCCGGCAGATTTTATAAAATTAAAACAGGGCATACGTACTGGTTCCGCTTCGCCGAAATTATCGACGACGAGGACGCGACGCTCGACGACTTCGATTTTTTGTTTGATGGTAACGCGCCCGAAGACAAGAAAGAAGCGTTTAATGCGTTACTCAGTTTTTACTGGGAGAAAAAAGAAATCCCGCGCGCAACGGGCGAAGCGACGAGCGAGCGGATCATCAACTACAGCATTGATGCAGATTTAATCTATGCAGCTATTATGCAGTGCTACGGGATCGATTTGTGCGAAAAGCAAATGCACTGGCATAAAGTACGTGCGTTGATTGCGGGGCTTACGGGAACGAAGTTTAACGAAATTATGAGCTATCGATGCTCAAAGCCCGGCAAAGATAAAACGATGGCGAAGCTGAAACGCATCTGGGCGTTGCCTGTAAAAGAGAGCGCGGAAAACAAAGCAGCGCGGGAACGGTTTAACAAATTGCTGGAAACGAAATCAGAGTAGTCCGCGTTTTTTAAGCTCACGGGATAAGAGGCGAAAAAAAAGGTAAACCGGCAGACCGCCGATAAGAGCGCCGACAGCACCACAAATGACGAGAAAGGCTATTGAAAGGAATACGTCCATAACAAGCACCTCGTCTATAGTATCAACATAAAACGCGGAAAAGTCAAGGAGTTTTTATGAGCGATGGACGCCTAGATATAGATACCAGAATTAACACTCAAAATCTCGATAAAGACGTAAAATCCGTTGATGCAAAACTAAAGGGATTATCAAAATCGGGTAGCACAAGTCTTGGCGGACTTGTCGGTTCTTTTACCGCTGTTGCAACGGTAGCCGGTACAGTTGCAGGAACAATTGCTCTTGTCAATAAGGGTATAAAAGCTATTTCAGCAGCATATATAGAACAGACAAAAGCCGAAAAACAGCTTGAAATCGCCGCGCGAAATAATCCGTATTTGAACGATTCGAACGTTTCCGCACTTCGAAATTATGCGTCCGAAATCCAATCGCTTACGGTTTACAGCGAGGGCGAGCTTTTGCCGATGATGGCGCAGTTATCGGCAAGTGGGCGTACGCAACAACAGATTATGGATATCATGGGCGCGGCTGTCGACGTTGCCGCGTCCGGCACAATGGATTTAAACAGTGCCGTCTCCGCGCTCAATGCCACGTACAACGGTATGGCTGGTACGCTCGGCCGGCAAAACGGCGCGATAAAAAACCTCACCGAAGAACAGCTTAAAAACGGCGACGCGGTAAAAATTGTTGCCGAACAGTATAAGGGCATGGCGTCCGAAGTCGCAAAAACGACGGGCGCTGGCACGCAATTAAAAAACGCATTTGACGATTTGAAGAGCGTACTCGGAAAACCGTTTGTTGAAGCGATGACGCCGATAGCCAATTTTTTTACCGACCTTATCAACGGATGGGTTGAGGCAAGAAAGAAAAAAGATGAATACTACGGCGCAAAGGAAGCGGAGAAATCCGACAAAACAACGCTCGATCAAGATAAGCTCTTACTACAAGAGGAGCAGAAACGATTTAAGAGCATCGACGAGCAATTAAAGTATTCCGACAAAAGAGCGCGCGAAGCGCTTACGAAATATAACTCGATGAGTAAGAGCGGCGTATTCGGCGAATTCTCCGCAGACGTACAGGCCGCAAAACGGGAGCTTGATGAATGGAACAAAAACACCGGTAAGCTCGCCGAACAATGGCAGGCGTCGAAATCGCGAATTGAACAGCTGACGGCGAAAGTACAAAAACGGGCGCAGTCGGAAAGCGACGAAGCCGCGAGAGCAAAGGCAGCAGAGGACGCAAAAAAGGCAGCCGAAGCGGCGGCCGCGATTGAAAAGGGAAACAACGACAAAGCCGAAGCCGCACTGAAAACATATCGCGAAACGATTGCGGCGAAAGAAAAAGAGCTTGAAATAAGGCGACAAATAAACAACGAAACCCACAAACTCTCGGAAGAAGAATTTGAACAAGGAGCAAATGAAGAGATGCTCCAAACGCGAATTGCCGCGTATATCAAATTGATACAAGACGCGCAAGGCACGATAACGGGGGATGCCGAACGCGAGCGTATCGAGCGCGAAAAAATACTTGAGCTTACAGAAAAAACGACAAGCGCGCAAAAAGAAGCGGAAGCCGAAGAAGCGAAAAAAGCGCTGTTGAAAGACCTTGACGACGCACTCGGCGGGGAGAAATTGAAGCAGTCAGAAATTATGGCGAAACAAATATCCGACCTCGAAATCGAATACGAAAAGCTCACCGCTGAAAAGAAAGCGGAAATCAATGAAGAATATACGCAAAAAGTAAAAGAATTATCCGAGAAACGAAAGGAAATAATCGCCGAAGAAAAAGCGGCGGACGAGCGAGCAACACTTGAATCGGTCGGAAAGAAGATCGAAATCATCACCTCGTTTGCCTCGCAATATACGAGTATTTTGGCTACTATCTCCGACCTTGTAACACAGCAGGCAAAAAACGAAGCGACAGTAAAACAGGCGGAAGTCGAAAAACAGTATCAGCAAGGAATTATCAGCGAAGAAGAATATACGAAACGGAAAATCGAAATCGAAAAGGACGCGGCCGAAAAAACGTATCGCATACAGATGTGGCAATGGGCGGGAAGCATAGCACAAGCGACGGCGAACACGGCGCAAGCGATGGTGTCAACGCTCGCACAGGAAGCGGGACCGGCGGCATTAAAAATCGCAATGGCGGCGATGGTTGCGGCGGCGGGGGGCGCGCAGCTTGCAACGATTATTGCAAATAAACCGATCCCGCCGAGTAATTTTGCAACCGGCGGTATTGTCGGCGGTACGAGTTATACCGGCGATCGTGTTACGGCGAATGTGAACTCCGGCGAGATGATATTAAACCGAATGCAGCAACGGCATTTATTCGACAGCATAAACTCGAATCAACTCGGCACGAAGCCGCAGATGAATGTAAAGATATTTAATTCAGCCTCGAACGAAGTATCGGCAAAGCCGGAGATGACCGAAGACGGAATGCGGATAATGATACGAAAAATCGTAAGCGATGACATCGGAAGCGGGCGAATGAATAAAAGTCTCATCGCCGCGCAATCATCGTTCGGCGGTACGCGATATACTAATTAGGGGGATATATGGTTTTGTGGCCTACGGGGGTAAATAAATCAGCCTACGGTATGAATACGGGCGTAAAAGAAAATATTAAAGTAACGGAGTTTGAGAGCGGAAAGTCCCGTTCGTTTTTATTAAATTCTGCGCCGCAACATACGTTTTCGTTCAACATTGATTTTTGGTCGGACGAGGAAGAACGCGCCTTTTGGACGTGGTACGACCACGTCCTGCTTTCGGGTTCGGAAAGTTTTTTGTTTCCCGATTTGTTTACGCATACGGGAAACACGGAGTATATCATGACCGATACTCCGTCTGTTTCGGGGCAGATGCCGAAAACTGTATCAATCACCGTGAGGGAAGTATGAACGCAAGTTTTGAAAAACTCGCACAACAGCACGGGCGGTATTCGCTGCCATATCTTATTAAATTACACGACGATAAAAACATGATCGTTATGCGATTTGTAAACGACGTCAAAAGCGTAACATTTAACGGCGACGTGTACACGGCGGGGACGTTTAGTTACAAACCGAATGCAAGCGAACAGGGATTTACCGGCGGCGGGACGCTTGAAATAAGCGTACAGGGAAACGCCGTCATCGATTTAATCGAAACGCATCGCGAGGTGCGTCTTGAGGTTGTCGGCTGTATCATGCAGGACGGGAACATAGCGGAGCTGAAATCGTTCCGTCATCACTACGGGAAAGTTAAAACCGACAGAGCGACGGCAAAGTTTACCTTTGAAAAAGACGACCGCTTATCGATGACATTCCCAGCGCTTATCTGGAGTGCATTTAACAATCGGGGAAACTCATGAAGTGGGACGATTTATTGACCGTGCCGTATAAGGCGAACGGACGCGATATGTCCGGCATGGATTGTTACGGGCTTGTATTGGAATGCTGTAGGCGGAACGGAACACCGCTTCGAGATGTGCGCTACGAGGGCACGGAGATTTCAGCCGATACGCTTAGTTTTTATACGCGCGCGGTAAACGTTCGCCCGATAGAGAGCGCGGAAGCGGGCGCAATCATCGAATGCGAATACGAGGGAAATTTACATATTGGTTTTTTAGTTGATACAAAAACCGTGTTACACATGACATACGAGTGTATGCGCGTATCGCCGCTCTTGGCGTTTCGGCACGTACAATTTTATGAGGTGATAAAAAAATGAAAGCGCTTGTGTATAAAAACTTATCGGATGCGTTTGATGTTGTCGATATTCCCGTTGGAAAACCTGTAAATCATGTCATCGAAATCGATCGCGAGCATACCGTCGTTATCGTAAACGGGAAAACACAACCCGCCGATTATATTGTGCAAGAAAACGATATGATTATTATCCGTACCGTGCCGGCGGCTATTTCAACGGCGGCTTTAATCACGGCGATCGTCGTAGGCGTCATTGCAATCGGAGCGGGCGTATACGCAGGAGTAAAAGCATATCAAGCGCGAGAGGCGGCAAAGCGCGCAGAACAAGAAATCGAGAAGATGAAAAACCGCTCGAAAGACGGCGTCGTAAATCTTCCGTACATTAAAGGTGCATCGAATACCGTCGCTACGGGCAAAACCGAACCGTATATCATCGGGGAGCATTTATTCACGCCGTACATTCTCAATTCCGGCGGAAAGTATCAAGGCTATTCGGTTATCGGCGGCAAAAACGGGAAAGATCAGTTTTACATTGTCGTGCTTGAGGGCGGTTTTAAGAAACAGGTATTGCGCCGCCTTAGAAGCGATGACGTTACGCTTAAAACGTGGAGCGGCGACACACCGCAAGAGGGCGTATATCAATTTGATGAGGGCGCTTTTTATGATGCCGAATCGCTCATCGAAATCGCGCAGGACGGAAAGCCTTTCGACACTCCCGAATTTAATAAAAAAATCGTACAGCAAACGCTGAACGACAATCTCCGAAAAAAAGACGATGAGCAGTACGAGGATTTGATTTATACGCTCGAACGCTATTCGATGGCGGCGGACGTTTGTATTTTATTCAACGGGCTTTTGGCGTATGATGATAAAGGTAATAAAACAGATCGCACGGTTGTTATAGCACCGTCATACTCGCTCGACGGCGGGAAAACGTGGACGGTATTTGATTTTAATCAAAACGGCGCTCATCAAAATGTATTTATTTATAAAACGCTTAATCAACTGCGTTTTAACGCGCATATCGATTTTGATTTTAATAAAGTAAAAAATCTCAATCAGCCGATTATGATAAAGCTCTCATGTAACACGCCTAAATATAAAGGCTCCGCATACGATCAATGTTATGTGCAATGGGTACAATCGACGATCTACAATCCCGACGAATCGAAGACGGGATTTGTACCGGAGAAAATCATCGGAGAGACCGAAGCGAAGCTCTCGACGACTATCGGTTTAAAAATAAAATCGACGACAAGCAATCAAGATAAACTCAAAAAAATAAACGTCATAACGTGCGGAACCGCTCGCACATGGAACGGTGTACAATGGAGCGCTGAAAAAACGCCGACGCGAAATCCCGCCGCATGGCTTTTGGAAGTGCTTACCTCGCCGACGCATACGCCCTCGCAGTGCGACGACAGCGAAATTGACCTCGCATCGTTTGGCGCGCTTTATGAATTTTGCAAACGCGAAAAACTCACGTGCGATATGGTGCTTGTCGATGGCGAACCGAAAGAAAACGTATTACAGAAAATCTGTCAAACGTGCTACGCGACGTTGTATCAAGATATTTACGGAAAAATCTCGGTCGTATCGGACAGCAAAAAAGAAAACGCAATCGCCGTTTTGAACGAGCAAAACCTCATATCGTTTTCGTATGAAAAAGACCTCGCGCGGCGTACTGACGGGATAAAAATAAAGTACATCAGCCGCGCGGCGGACTACGCCGAAGACACGTGCCTCGTCATGCGTAAAGGCGCGGTACGGGACAGCGAGAGCATCCTGCGCGACATGAACGTTACCGGCATCACCGAGTATAAACAGATTGTAAAATATGCGCGCTACGTTATGGCGTGCGACGAACTACGCCCGAAAACGGCAACCGCGCGCGTCGGTAAAGAGGGGATATTTTTTACGCCGCTTGCAAAGGTGCTTGTGCAACATCCATCGCTTAAAATTGGGCTCGGAAGCGCGCAAGTAAAAGCGGTTGTAACAGAGGGAACGAATATCACTGCGCTCCGTTTATACGAACCCGTAACGCTCGATACAACGCACGATTTTACCGTGATTATCCAGTGCATCGGAAACGATTACTGTACGCCGCTTACGCGCGCGATAAAGCGGTATAACGGACGCACAAGAGAGATCGAGTTTACAGAACCTATCCCTCTTACAAGCCCGATACAGCCGCACGCGGGCGATATTTTATCCTATGGCTATCAAACGGAAACCGTTACAAGTCAAATGCTCATCACGGGCATACAACCCGATGACGACGGCTATACGCTCACGCTCGTCGATTATAACGAGGCGATTTATGACACTGGCGACATCCCCGATTATACGCCGAACATATCGCAATCGGGCGATGGCGCGACAGGTACGATCCCTGCGCAGGCGGTAACGCCGGAAGATTTGGCGCGCGTACAGCGCACCATCATAAGCCCGTCGTTTTATGTACTCGACGTATCGCCCGAAATACAAAGCGTGCCGTGCAAAGCCGACGGAACATTGTTTGACAACACGGCGACGGTCGAGATCGTCGCAAAACTGTATTTCGGCATAGACGATACGGACAAAGGCATAAACCGTTCTGCGGCGCTTGAAGACGGAACGATCGTCGGAACATGGGACGATAACGTTTTGACGATCCCCGTGTCATTGCTCACGTCAAACACGCTCCGTGTTTTTATCACCGTAAGCGACAGCGAGAATAGAACACGGACAGCGATCGCTACGGTAAATAAATTGTATGCGGGCGATACACCGTTCACGTACATTATGCGTTTGAGTGAAAACGCGGTACGGGTAAGCGAAGATAAAGAAATTATCCCCGCAAAAATCGCGGCACAAAAATTAATAAAATCGGGCGCGGATTATATCGATACCGACTACGGCAATATAACCGTATCGATCGACGGCGGAAAAGAACAGTCGGTAAAAACGGGCGATGTATTTGTATTCATCGAAACCGATAACGGTTTTCTCGGCGACGACGCGGGGCGATTTATATTGTTTGACGATGCCGACTATGCGGCAAACGGCGTAAAAATCCCGTACGGCGCGAAGCAGTTGATTTTCCGTTACCGCACACCCGAGAATGTGATTATCCAAAGCGAAACCGTGCCGGTGCTGTACGACGGTGCGAAGGGTGATAAAGGGCAACGCGGCTCGTCTTATTGGGGTACGAAAAAACCGGACGAAGCGGTATACGGCGATTATTACCTCGATGTAAACGACGGGTATATTTACGAGTACAGCGCGACGTATAATGCGTGGGTAAAAATCACCGATTATACCGATTTTCGATACAAGCAGGCGATGAACGATATGCTCTCCGTTGCCGAACACGCGCCGAATGTACAGTTTCTTGCGGTTGTAAATGCGTGGGTAAAAAACCTCGTCGCAGGTACGGCGCTTATAAACGAACTGTTTGCGAAAAATATCATCGCACAAAATAAAATCGCATCGAGTAATTATTATGACAAACACGGGAACCATACGGGTAACGGTTTTTTGATAGATGCACAAACAGGGAAACTCTTTGCGAATGACGGGATATTTAACGGTGAAATAAACGCAACAAAAGGAACGCTTAATCATGTAACTGTAAATGGATTCTACGAAAGCAATACTACACCTTTTCAACCTATCGCAATGTTAAATCTTGGTTATAATCATGGAATAATACAATTAATTAATAATAAAAATGTGGCATCTGTTTTACGCGTTGATGTAGGAAAATATTTAATACATCTAAATAATCCAGTAAGACTTAAAACACATATTTATAATGGAAATAGATATATCGACGTTTTTGTGTTGGGAAATGCTGCGGATTCATTTGAATCCGGTTTTCAAAACAACATATTCATGACACCGAATTGGCTTCGTAATTATGTTGATGGACGATTAAGTGTTGACTCCGATGGTTATGCTATTGTATCATATTTAGAGATTTACTTTAGTGATAATAATTCGGATTCATATCAAGATCCGATTTCAGCACAATGTTTTATTTTTGGGACAGAAACCGATTAAGGAGCTCTAATGATGAAACGAATTATAATTATTTTATTATTAACAATAATATTTGTATCATGTAATAATCATGAAAATAGCTTTACGGAGATCGATTGCCCCGATGAGATATGCGCGCGTGCATTTAAATTTGCAGAACTGTATAAAGAAACAGGTATGCCGTATGAACTCGGCGGACAATCTCCAGTACGCTCGGCGGGGATCGATTGCTCTGGTCTTGTTGTCATGTGTTATAAATATGCCGTTGTCGATACAAAATACAATCTCCTTTTCGGTGATGCGTCTGCAAATGCCATTTATATGAACTACAGTACGCCGACAAAATCTCCGAGACGGGGCGACTTGGTTTTTATGGGCGAAGCCAGTACGGCAAGCGTTACCCATATTGCGATCTTCGATAAAATAGAAAATGAAACGGTTTATTTTATCGACAGCACATTAAAAGATACAGACGGAGACGGCAATTATGATATAAACGGAGTTAGCTCACGTGATTATGGGGAAGCTGACGATAGGATTAAAGCGTATGGAAGAATGAGGTTAGCATATTGAAAAATTTTGTTTATCGTGATGAAAATAATTTCAATGTTATCGGCGTTTCTGTTAATGATACTCCATCTGAAATTGCAAAAATAATCCCCTGCGGAAAAAAATTTTATTTTTTTACCTCAAGTGATGATATAACAAATATTATTAATAATGATGAGTATGCCGGTGTTGGCGCATTAAAAATTGTAACTTGATTTATATTATTCTAAGGTATTACCTTTAATGACAGCACAATCCTCACGAGCACCGACACTGCGCTGTGGTGAGGTCTATTAAGTATTTCGTTTTTATGAAAAATCCGCCCCGAAAAGGCGGATTTTTTTTATTGACAGAATGATAATGTAGGCATACTATTATAAAACGAGGTAAAAATGGGCTTGCGTTATCATAAACGAATTAAAATTTGTAAAGGCTTGTATTTGAATGTTTCAAAATCAGGCGTTGGATTATCGCTCGGACAACGAGGAGCGTCTTTAAGCGTAGGTTCAAGGGGAACATATTCAAATTTAGGAATTCCCGGCACGGGTATTTCTTACCGAGAGCGGATCGATAATACTTCTGAATCGGATAATTCGAGCAGCAAAACAACAGTACATTATCACATTGAAATTGATGATGCAGGTGTAGAAACAGTTATTATAAAGGATACATCCGGTGCGATTATTACCGATGAAAGAATTATTCGGCTTGTAAAAAAGAACGATACCTTTAAGGCTTCATTAGAAAGTGTAAGGGTAGAAAAGCAAAAAGAAATCGCGAAAAAAACGGAATGCTTGTATGACATATACAAAAATGCCGACAAAATCGTTTCCGAAGAACAAGTTGTCGAGGAAATGAATCAATTAAAACCGGAAGAATACATAGTGAAAGAATATCCTGTGAAAATTCCTGAAATGTTGGATTTTTATGCGGAAGCGGAAGCAAAAGCAAGACGGGAAATTAAAACGATTAAATTCTGGACTCTCAAAAAACTACGTAAAGATTATGCGTTAAAAGTAATGGAAGAAGAATTTAATAAAGCAACTTTAAGATGGAAAAAAGATAAAAAAGAATTTGATGAAAAAGAGCAGGAATATAAGCAAAAACGCGATGCAGAATATTTGAAAGATTTTAATGAGCAAAAAGATATTTACGAAAAAATACTTAACGGTGATGAAAGCTATATTGCTGAAACAGTAGATAATATTTTATCTGAAATAAAATTGCCCGTTGATATTTCAGTCGATTATAAAGTACAAGGGACTTGTATTAGTTTGGATTTGGATTTGCCAGAGATTGAAGATTATCCGAAAATAAAATCGACCTTATTAGCGAGCGGAAAAGTATCGATAAAAAATAAAACACAACTTGAGCTTAATACCGATTATGCGATGAGTGTAACGGGTTTAGCATATTACCTTGCCTCTGTTGTTTTTAATATATCACCTAAAATTAGTAACGTAAAAATTAGCGGGTATACACAAAGAATAAATAAAAAAACGGGTAATGAAGAAAACCAATATGTCTACTGGGTAGATTTTGATAGAAAAATATTCGCTACATTAAATATTTCATCATTAAATCCTATTCTCGGATTTGATAATTTCAAAAATCAAAAAGATATTACTTCAAAATACGAAATGAAAACTATAACGTTGGAGCAAGAAAAATGACAACATACGCGAAGATAAAAAAACGAACTTTTGAAATCATAGAAAAAGGCGGACATGGCGATACGCCGAGTAAAGTTTTCGATATTTTTATAATGATTTTAATATGTCTCAATGTCTTATCAGTTTTTGTGGAGACATTCACTATTTCAAATACAATGCGGAAAATTCTTGCCGATATTGAATTATTCTCAATTATTATTTTTTCCGTAGAATTTATCTTGCGTGTTTGGACGGCGGATTTTTTATATAAAAACTTATCTCCCGTAAAAGCAAAGATACGATATGTATTTTCTTTTATGGCATTGATTGATTTATTCGCAATTTTACCGTTTTATATTCCGTTCGTAATAAAAGTCGATTTGAGAGTTTTGAGAATATTACGTTTATTCCGTTTATCACGAATTATAAAAGCAAATAGATATACAAAGTCATTGCAAAAAGTTATGCGCGTTATAAGTGAAAAATCGGCTGAACTATTCTCCGCCGTTTTAATGCTTTTTATTTTAATGCTTATATCTTCTGTGTTGATTTATTATATCGAATCCCCCGCGCAACCGGATGTTTATAAAAATGCTCTCTCCGGCCTCTGGTGGTCGATTGCAATTTTTACATCTGTATGGCTAGGTGATATTTATCCCATAACCGCCACAGGAAAAATTTTATGTGCATTAATGGCAATCTTCGGCGTTGCGATTATCGCTGTTCCTACGGGCATTATATCGTCTGGATTTGTAGAAGATAATTCTGAAAGCGCAGATAAACAAATAGAATTATTAAAAGAGATAAAAAAAGAAATCGATGAGTTGAAAAATAAATCAAAGTCAGAAAATTAAACTATCCGATTTTTCTTGCTGGATGTTCGGTAATTTCAGCAATCTACGCTCCGCTAGTTGAAGCGTAAATGCGGGCTTTCGCATACGTTTAGTATACAGCGATTGCGCAAAAATGCAAGTGGTTTTGCGCAAGAAGCGAGCGAAACCGCGAGCTATATAAAACATGGGAACGGTTTAATTAAACAGTGGGGATATTGCTCGGATAAAGGCGAATCAATAACTGTTACATTTCCTTTGAGTTTTTCAAATACCAATTTTTTTGCAACGGCAGCAGCTATAAATGATAATAACGACAGCTCTCCATATACTTTTTATGTTGTGTCTCAAAAATCAAGAACTGCGCGTTCTGTTATATTTAAAAGAAATCGACATCGTGATGGTAATACTTCAAAAGATACAACACCATTTATTTGGTCTGCGATAGGATATTAAACGCTTCAATTCGTCAATTTAATTTTATGCTTAAAATCCGATAGCAAACCAGTCAACATATCCATTGGGATAGCTACTATTGTATTTCCCCAGAACAAAGAACCTGTTTTTTTCTACCACCCATCCAGCAGTATAATGAGGCACAGAAACTTCTGAATAGACTCCACTGTGCTGTCCACATATTAATCTCGGTATGGCAGTAAACGCAATTGGATAGTATATAGGAGTATTTAAATCGGAATTTTTCGTCACTCCCCACTGTTTAATTAAACCGTTCCCATGTTTTATATAGCTCGCGGTTTCGCTCGCTTCTTGTGCGACGATGTCGGAATTAAGGATGGCATAACGCTCGCCGTCAAAAAGCATTTCATACGTGCAACCTCCGCTTATGGCACCGATTCCGCACTGGAATTTACCGACATACACCGGCGCAGCTCCGGTATAGCCGGTTCCATTATGTACGTTAAGTGTAAGGTTATAAGTTCCTCTCACTCCGCCGCCATCATTTGCAAACTTAACGTAGATATGCGCACCCGCTTTTCGCACGAAGCCCGCAATCGTTACCGCTTTAGCCATTGTGTTTGTTGCAGTTGTACAAACACCGAAATTTGCACACTCACGGACTGTATTGCCCTGCGTGTATACGGGTATACCGGCGCTCCCCGCATTTGCTATCGTCGCATGTATTTCCGAACATGCAGTTGCGATCCCATCGCTGTTAATAAAAATCGGTGTCGATGTATTTCCGATCGCCGGATGCGCTTGTGGCGTTCCGATTTTCTGCGCATAGGTAGCGGCATCCGCTGTTGCCGCTGCGACGGCGGAACATACTTTCGGTATACCGTTTTTATTTATATATACGGGTGTTTTTTCCGTTCCGACTGATAACGGAGCGCCAGCCGCGCCTAAATGAGCGGCATATTCCGCATCGGTTGCTTTTTTTGCTCTACCCGCCGTTGCATCTTTTAGTTTTACGCCTTTTGTTGCTTCGTTTTGTGCGATTAATAAAATGTCATCATCGCCTGCCGAAGCCGCAGGAGCTTTATTGTATATCTCTTGTATCGTTGTCGTTGCCATATTTCACCTCTACGTATATAGTCATTTTGGTAAATTGATTGTAGAGGCAAAAGTTAATAAACATACTTGATACGGAAAGTTTTTTTTTATTTAATAATATCCTTTATACCTTTTATCATCTTATACGTCCGCAGCATCATTGTATTTTCTGCGAGATATTGTAAACCTTGTAGCGTTATGCGTATTTCCGAAATATCAACAGATGACGTACCGTCGATAAATGATTTTATTCTTACGCCGTCGATATATCCCGCATCGCGGAGCATTGTGATATATTCTTTCCATCGCGGATATGATATATCGAGCGCCTCGTGCCCTATTTCGTCGGAAATCTTAAACCCTCTATGTGTCTCTTTATCGACATCAAGCGATTTTTCGAGACGGTTTAATAATTTATAAATCGTTTTAAACGCGGCTGTCATATCTTTATTATCGGCTATTGTTTCCATACCTATATAGTCATATAAGCGTTTCGGGGCTATTTCTCGAAATGACTATATAGGTATGATAGCGATAACGAAACGTGTTTGGGAAAAAATAAAAGAAAAAGCCGAAATAGCAGAGTTGGAAACACTTATAAATGAAGGTGTATCATTACAAAAAAAATACAAGAATAATTTTGCTATTGATTTGACGGTCGCACAAAATAAACAGTATTATGCTTTTTTAAGTAAGGAACGTGAAAAATCCGTCAAAAAATAACTCCCACGTCAGAATGTATCTGACCTTCGGGCATCATCACGCGCGTCCAGTCAAAATCGTTTGATTAAATTAGTTATTTATTTAAAAGTAAAAAACGATCGCGTTGCCATTCTAGAATTTCAGTTAGGTCTTCCGGCTTAAACGAGGTATATACGTCCGCAATACCGCGAAGCGAATGCCCCGCAATGCTTTCCACTTTTAGCGGATTAACGCCGGAAGATTTCGCGTCGGTTATAAAGAAATGACGCAACGAATGAATTGTTAGTTTTCGATCTTCGGCATTTTCGATTTGTTTAATAATAGGGTTTATATTTTGATAAATGTATTTTATGGAGTGCGGCGTTTCGTGTATTAACGGTACAAGTTCCGATATAATCGGAATGTGCCGTGATATTTTAGTTTTGAGTGGTAGATATTCTTTGCCTATTAACTGTTTTGTTAAATTAATAAAATAAAATCCATTTTGATTAATGATATCAGATGATACTATACCCGCACATTCTTTAATGCGCATACCTGTAAGCGCAAGTAGAATAATAAGTTCGCGGTCATAGGCGTCTGAAATTGATCGTACCAGTAAACATATTTCATCAACAGAAAACGAATCGCGGCTTGTACCTACTGGTAAGGGCGCGAAATTTTCAAACGGGTTTTTTGCAAGTAAACCGTCGCGTTGCGCGTTTACGGTTATGATTTTTAGCGTCGCCATAATTAAATTGATGGTGCGATTTGCAAGTCCTTGTGTAATAAGTTTTTGACGCATAGATATTAAAAACGAATAATTGACATCTGCAATTCTTACTCTACCTGCTAAAGGTATGATATGTGCATTTAATACCATGCGATATGCTTTGATTGTATTTATCGAATATTGCCCTTGTGCTTGTTTGTCTTTTACAAAATCGGAATCATCGTTAAAAAAGTTTTTTGCATATTCGGATAATAATTTTGATGTACCAGTCCATAATAAGCCATCTTTAAAAAGGCGCTCACAATAAATTTGCGCCGCCCCCTTAGATGTACAACCTGTTGTTTTTGCCGATGTCCGAATCCCATTTAAATCATACGTGCGATAATACCAATAATCCCCGCGCTTATAGAGCGAAAACGCTTTTTTATAACGACCCATAAAATACCCCTTGTTTTGGCTTCATTCTGGCTACTCTTGTTCGTAATTTATTGTATTATAAAAGAATAAAACACACAATAAGTAACAGTATATT